GGCTCGTGGACATTGCCCTTGCTGTACCACACGCCGTCGTGCTTGTACCAATCTTTCTTGTTGTAGATTTGATACGACTGCTCCTTGACATTGAACGTCACGAACCTGCTGTCATGCTGCTCCAAATAGTCACGCCACTTTGTCTTTGGCATCTTGCTGAGAACGTCCTCGGCAAGCTCACGAGTATCGCATCGGTCGTTACACCCCATGCCACGGATAGTCCCGTTCATCATCAGATACTCACTACCACGGATGCGGAACGGATGCGTATTGCTCGGCCCAACCTTGCCCACAGTGGCATACCTGAAGTGAGCAATGAACGGACGATTTGTGTCTAGTACACTATACTCATTTGACTTGTGGTACGTGACCTTCCACGTATCCAACCACACCACGCCGAGGCCGTCACGATTTTCTTGAGATGCTTTCTTAGCAGTTAAGCTATTGAATTGCTTGTTATTATTCTTTACAATGATGATACACATAGTTATAGTTCGTTAATAGTTTGGATAATTAATTGCTTGTCAGTGAGGTACATATCGCCGTCCTCGAGGCGTTCAATGAATAAGTCCTGCTCGGATGCTGACATCGTATGCCACATATCAGAGGCCACTGCATCTGCATTCTCATGGATGTGCTGAATCAATTCATCACACCACTCCTCAAAGCTTCCAATCCCGTAAGCCTTGAGAATCTGTTTGTTTACTGCCATTATAAGATATAGTTTTGAAGGTCTAACATAACGTCCTCGTACTCGTTGAAGCAGTAGTACTGCACGCAATAGTCCAACGTACCAATACTGCACTCCGCCAACTCACTGCGCTTAGGGATGCGGTTGGAATGGTAGTCCCACGTGTATTGGTCAGGTAGAAAGCAAACACCTTCCTCCAAGGCATCTTGCGCCAATACGCTCCACTTCTCATCGAACCACGCTGTGCCGTTGTCAATGTACTCTTGCAGCTTTGTGATACCAAACTGCTCTTGCATCTCTCGGATGCTATTCTCTAGCTCCATCATACTGAATATTCATTTAATACTTTAACTGTCTTTTGCTTGGCTTTCGGTGCAGCAACGCGCACCTTCTTGATAACATATCTGTCCCAATAACCATGAGGATTTACCCACTTGTTGATGGTCGGGTGAATCTTGCCTTCAAGGATGAACAGTCGGAACTTGCGGGCCATGTCAAACAAGTTGTCAATCTTGCGCTCGTCACCGCCGAACATGTCCATGAGGATGGGACGCAATCGCTTGAGCAGTCGCTCGTGGCTAGGTCGCTTCATGTTGATGGCCTCGTCCATCAAAACGTGAAACAAGTCGTACCTGTTAACCATTTGACTTACAGATACAAACCTGCTCACGACCCTAAACTCCAAGCAGTTGCCCTTCACGAGCGCCACTTGATACCTATCAGTGCGGGTGCGGCTGTCGCCATGCCCGTCTAAAAAGTCATCGCTTTCATCGCCACCACCTGCCATGCGCATATTGCCACCGCAGTAGCGGTTCTTCAATCTGCTTCGGTACAACGCTAGGATGATGCCCGACATAGGTCGCAACTTCTTGCGCAACTCATCGCCACTAAGACCATCGCATGCAACCGTGATGTGACCACCGCAGGAGTCATCGCCTGTTGAGAATGCGTCGTCGATAATCTTCTCCGCTTTCCACATACACTCCACCACCTTTGAGCGCCACTTCCCATGAGGAAGCAAAGGAAGAATGTTGGTGACGGCCTCATATCCACAGCTACCATCGCGCTCCATTCCACAGAATAGAACGTGCTCATGGATACTGTCACGATGCAGTGAGGTCTTCTCAACCTCCATGCCAATGGTGAAGCGTGACTTGTAGTCGCCGCGATAATCTTTGGTGACAACCTTGCGCTTGTTCCGCCCAAAGCACCGCACGTCAGAGTGCTTAGCACCTTGATGGAACGGCAGTGGGCTCGGCTTGCGGTGGTAGTCAGACACCTGCCCACGAGCAGTATTGCCCGTAAGCTCATACACAATCTCTGTCTTCATATCTTTAATTTGTTTAGGTTCTTTTACGTCTAGTGCACTAGACTGATTGTCTCGAAACCAATTAATCAGCCTGTCAATGGACTCATGTGGCGTGAGATGACTTTTACAATCCTGCCAAAATTCATGGCCTTGAGGTGTCTGTCCCCAATCAAAGGCATAGAACACCCACGTGCCAAAGCTAGCAGTCATAGGCTCAGGAGCGCTAAGCCCATAGTCATTGCAATACCGCATCACCTCTTCCCTCACACCGTGTGGGAGAGCATCTAAAAATTCTTGTGCTGTCATATTTGTTTAAGTTTTGTCTAGTCTACTATACTTATTTCTTCAACACTTTAGCAGGAACATAGCGACGACATGCCCACAACGTCGTGTCCGCACTATCCTCAGGATAGTCAGACGCAACTAGGTTGCCGTAAAACGAGGTGAACGTGCGCCCATCTTTCATGGTGGTCTCACATAGCACCACGCTGTCCGCAATCACGTCAGCGCTGATGCTTGTTTCAATAGGCATAACATGCCCATCACCTGTTTGCACCACCAAAGTCGTAGTGCCGTCGCACGATGCCAATCCAATTGACAGCGCACAGATTGAAATGAATTTATACATATTTGTTTTTTGTCTTTTTGTAACGTTGCTTTGTACGTTGGCTTTCCTTGCTCATCCCAACTAGGATAAGGAATAGAATGAATCCGATAATTGCAAGCATAATTTTATTTGTTTAGGTCTAGTCTACTATACTATTTAATTTGCTTACCATTACGTGAAACACGCTCAAGAATCAAAGCTGCAAGCACAAAGCTCGCAAGTGAAAAGCCGTACTCATTTTTTACAATGAAACAGCACGCGCAAACCAATAAGGCCAATGCACATAGCAAAAGAAATTTTTCCATAATATTTATTTGTTTAGGTTAGCCCGCCCACGATGAATCGAACATCGTTGCAACCATTGAGCGGTTGGAGGCGTTACGCCTCCATTTTTGCAGCACATAGCACATAGCACATAGCACATAGCAATTGATACATGGAGCAAAAAAAAAAATAAAAAAAATAAAAAAAAAGATAAAAAACAACCCCTCCAATTAAGGAGGGGTTGTTGGTTTTAAGCTATTTGTTCACGTAGTAACTTAATTAATGCCTCAATTTCAACCTTTGTAAGGTCGGTTGAAAATGTACCATTTTTATTAATTGAGGCCTTTTTACCCCTGAAAGATATTGTTAATTCTTTGGGGGTCGGAGGCGTTACGCCTCCTTTTGCGAACTTCAAAAGGCCTTCAATTGAAGGGTTGGGGGTTGTTTCAATGTAATTACTCCTAATTTCAGGCGCAACGTCGTTAGCCTTTATTAGTTTGTTAATCCATGATAAATCCAATGCCCACAAAATAGGCGCAACGTCCTTTTTTGGTATTGCCTTCATTTTTAAGGCCTCAAAAATGTGCCCTTTGTTGCTTTCAAAGGCCTCAATTGAGGCCTTAAGGGTTGCGCCTAATTCAATACTTTTATTGAATTTTTTTGAGTCAATATCCTTCAATGAAGTTACCAACGTTTGAACCTCTGTAAGGTTCATTTCCTTAACGCCTTTGAAGGCGTTGAAAATTTCAATTGTTTCCATAATAAATTTGTTTAAATTGTTTCTAATGTAGTGGAGGCGTAACGCCTCGATTTTTGAACTTTGAAATACATATGTAAAAAATTTACATATATAAAATTTTCGCTCCATTGCGTCCCGTGTAAACGTCCACTTTTTAGGACGTTACCTGGTAAACGTCCATTTTTTAGGACGTTCAACAGTGAGAGGCTGTATTTCAAAGGACGGGAGGTGATAATGTTCTATCACATTTCAAAGATACAAACAAAAAGCAAAGAATCAACCATCCTAAGAAAATAAGTCCGTTTTTTAACAGTTTTTTAACAAATAAGAAAAAAAATGTGTTTTTTCTTGGTTGTTTGGCGTTTATTTTGTATATCAATGCACGGGGTAAATTTTTAAGGTTCGGCAAAAAATAAAGGGGGGTAACGCCTAAAAATAAATTTAGACGAGTCTAAAAATAAATTTAGGGGACTCTAAAAATTTTTGCGCCTTGGTTTGTTTCTCGAATTGGTACGCGTTTCTAAAATTGGTTTGCCGTCTCGAATTGGTAAACGTTTTTCAGTTTGGGAAATTTTCCCATTTTGGGAATAGTTCCCATTTTGAGAACGCCGTCCCACGTCGGGACTCGATTCCCACTTTGAGAAAAAGGCTAAAATATTCGACATATCTTTAATATTAGGCATGGGGACTATATGAAAAAAACCGATTTCCCCACGCGGGCCCAACGCGCGCAACGGGGGGTAACCCCATTCCTATATACATCTTATCTTTGTGAATGGTCAAGAACTATATGGGTGGCTTAAACGTTCGGGATGGGCGTTTGGTCAATGAGAGAATTGGTGATGGTCGCACGATGATTCAGGCGGCATGTGAAGCCAACAAGATGCGTAAGCAATCTGAGAAGACTGCGATGATTACGAATGCCATTGTGAATGCCAAGATGATTGAGGACTCTATGGAGTACGGTCGGGGCATGATGGACATGGACTAAATCAGTGGTGTCGAGGTGAGGGGAGGCGATGCTTCCCCTTCTTTTTTGCCTTTAATATTCATCAAGATTCTTTCTATATGTACCCTAACAAATAAATATTTACTTTAATATGAGTTACTCTTAGATTCAATAATCGACATTTAATGTCGATTTAGTGTCGATTTTACGACGATTTTAAGAAGATAACTAATTGATAATCAAGACTAGTGTCGAAAATGTCGATTTTAAAATCGAAATGAGATTTAAAAAAAAAGTTCCGCGTAGAAATAAATAGAGAGAGAGATAGGGAACAGTGTAAATTCGACAAATCGACACAACGACTTTAGGCGTTGTCGTCAGTTAACCTCAAAGCTATCGTCACCTATTGCATAATTCAATAACTCGTATTACCTTTGGCATTACAAAATTTAATCATGATGAATTTACAAGGTGGGTACAATCCGAAGGAGTTGACCTTTGGTGATGACGGCAGGGCTAAGCTGCTTAGTGGCATTACCAAGTTGGCATCAGCTGTCAAGAGCACGTTAGGCCCTAGTGGTAAGACGGTGTTGATTGAGACGGGTGATGTATTGGGTGGCATGACTGCCACGAAGGATGGCGTTACTGTCGCCAATTCGATTCAGTTGTTAGACCCTGTTGAGAACCTCGCGGTTCGGGTGTTGAAGGAGGCGAGTGGTAAGACTGCGTCTGCTGCGGGTGATGGTACAACGACGAGCATTGTTTTGGCTGAGGCTTTGATACGCAGTGGCGTTGAGGTGTTGGCATCTGCTAGCAATCGCACTGCTGTGTTGCGTGAGTTGTCTGAGATGTCTGAGGAGGTGGTGAGTGAGCTGCGCTCTAAGTCTCGGAAGTTACGCAAGCGTGAGCTTTTGGACGTAGCAACAATCTCGGCGAACAATGACAAGTCCGTTGGCAAGATTATCGCGGAGGTGTACGGCAAGGTTGGCAATGACGGCATTGTGTTGGTTGAGAACTCAGAGACTCCTGAGACGTACAGTGAGGTAACTGACGGGTTGCGGATTGACAAGGGGTATTTGTCGCCTGTGTTTGTCAATGACATGAAGCGTGATGAGTGTGTGCTTAGTGATGCTTGTGTGTTGGTGACGGACAATGACATTGAGAATGTGTTGCAGATTGAGAACGTGTTGAAGTACGTGATTGAGGCGAACAAGTCGTTGTTGATTATTGGCTCATGTTCGCAGGCGATGTTGAATACGTTGGGTGCGAATAAGGTGAAGGGTCGCATTAAGGTGTGTGTGATTGACGCGCCGAGCTTTGGTTATCGTCAGAGTGAGTTGATGGGTGACATTGCTTTGAGTGTTGGTGCTAAGTACTTCAGTGCTCGCACGGGTGACGACTTGAGTATGATTACTCCTGCTGACTTGGGCTTTGTATCTAAGGCCACGGTTAGTGCTGACAAGACTGTGTTGGTTACTGCGGGCCGTGATGAGGCAGCGATTAAGGAGCGGATTGAGCAGCTGCGTGGGGCTCATGCCTCGGCGGTGAAGAAGGGTGATAAAGATTTTATCATGTCTCGCATTGCGATGTTAGGTGGCAGTGTTGGCATCATCTTCGTGGGCGGTAATACCGACATGGAGCAGAAGGAGTTGTACGACAGGGTTGACGATGCCGTATGTGCTGTTCGTTCAGCATTGGAGGAGGGCATCTTAGCGGGTGGAGGTAGCGCACTGCTGTGGGCTTATTTCAGGCTCTTAGAGAAGACTTCTCCTACTGAGGAGTATGCTAGTGCCAAGCTGATTCTTTTAAGCGCTCTAAGCGCCCCGTTTATGACCATCTGCGATAATGCGGGCTATGGCCTTACGTTGCAAGACACTGAGTTTGGATATGGCTTTGACCTGAAGAATGGTAAGTTTGGTGACATGTACGAGATGGGTATCATTGACCCGTTCAAGGTTACGCGCAGTGCATTGCAGAACGCGGTGAGTGTTGCTGTGACGTTGTTGAGTACTGACGCGATTGTAACGATGGCAAGAAGCTATGAGCACTAATAGACTACATACTGAAATCAAGTTACGGTTGCCTCAGTTTGAGGCGGCCGTGCTTGGTGTCACGATGGATGGGGAGCGTCTCATCTATTCGTGCAATAAGATTATCAGCATCTTAGAGGCGGACGGAATGTCGCTTGATGACGCTGTTGAGTATTTGTATCAAAAAGTAATTGAGTATTGGGATGGAACTAATGGCTATCCTGTATTTGTTTGGGAGGACGGAGAATGAAACCGATTGGAAAATTTATAGTACTTAAGAACATTGCTGAGGAGGTAGAGACCTCTTCAGGTTTGGTGTTAGGCTCTGATGACGTAGAGCAGTTTAGGTATCGAAAAGGTACTATTGTAAAGTCGGGCACTGATGTGGCGAATATCAATGAGGGAGACGTAGTGTACTACGACAAGCATGCTTCATTCTCGATGATGATTGGGGGCGAGTCCTATACCATCATTCGGGAGTTTGACGTTGTTGTAGTTCTTTAGTCTTATCTCTAATATGTTTGATATATCCTCGTGCCATGCGTTCGTTGTATTCAACGTTCTTCTTGAGCATGTAGTAGGAGGTGTCTTTGGGTAGTTTTCCTTCTAAGGTGGCGTATAGGTCTTTGACTACTTTGCGTCCTGTGTTAGACAGCATATAAAGCCGAGGGGTCTTTGAGAAGCGTTCGCCGTCACTTTCACGAACGACATCTATGAACTTCTGTCCGATGAGTCGGGCGAAGCGCTTCTTATCCCATGGCATCACTTTCATAAAGTCTTTAATATTTTTGTAGGCGAAGATTCCTTCATCGTAAATAAAGATGAGCATCTCGAGGTCGGCCTTTGTTGAGACACCATGTTTGTACATGATGAAGCGACGGACAACGTCGTAGCACTTGAGATAATTTAATTTCATTTTTTTGATTTAACTTTGTAGCAAAGTTAATTGATTGCATGCTTACAACCAAACAGATTATCGCCAAGTACGGCAAGCCTGACGATGACGGCAGTGACTACTTGGTGACTATTGCGTTGCCGTATCCTATGCGTTTGGCGTGGGACACTGACGAGGTAGTGACGAAGATGCGATGCCATCGTATGATTGCTCGTAACTTCTTAAGCGTATTTGACGACTTGCTTGACCACTATGGCTTGGCTGAGTTGAAGCGCTTGGGCATTGACTTGTTTGGCGGATGCTTTAGTTTCCGTAAGATGCGTGGTGGTGATGACTACTCACGTCACAGTTGGGGTATTGCTATTGACCTAGACCCTGCAAGGAATGGTTTGAAGCAGAGCAGCAAGACGGCGCAGTTTGCCAAGGCTGAGTACAAGGCTATGATTGATATTTTTTATAAACATGGTTTTGTATCTTTGGGGCGTGAGCGTGATTTTGATTTTATGCACTTCGAGATTGGTATCTAATGGCTAAGAGTAATAAGATTTGCAAGGCGGGGATTGATTGGGCGAAGCGGACGTTTGACCGTTACCCATCTGCGTATGCTAATTTAGCTGCGTCGAAGTATTGCAAAGACCCGAACTATGCCAAGGGTAAAACTAAAAAGAAGAAGTGATGGGTCAGTTGCAGAAGTGGGTTGATGAGAAGTGGGTGCGCATTGGCACTGACGGAAAGATTAAGGGAGCGTGTGGCACGAGCCCTAATAAGAAAAATCCTGACAGGTGTCTGCCCTTGAAGAAGGCTAAGGCATTAAGTCAGAGCGAACGAGCGGCGACGGCGCGGGTGAAGAAGGAGAAGGGTGGCAGTGGTCGTCAGTTCGTGAGCAATACAAAAGAAGCAAAAGTAACTAAACCCTTTATTAAACGATGAGTAAAATGATGACCAAGGGTGGCAAGTCAGGGATGATGAAGCCATCGACAAAGAAAGCTATGGTAAGCAAGCCTGTAACTAAAAAAGGTTACAAGTCCTGCTAATGGCTGACAAGTCAAAGATGAAGTGCAATTCCCCTGTCCCGTCAGACAGGCAGGGGAAAAAGCGCATGGTTAAGGCCTGCAGTGGTGGCAAAGAAAAGCTTATCCATTACGGGGCGAGTGCGTACAAGTCGAACTACTCTGCTGCTGCTCGCAAGAACTTCAGGTCTCGTCACAGCTGTGACACGGCGAACGACATTCTCACTGCTCGCCATTGGGCGTGTAAGGACTTGTGGTCTCCTAACAGTACAAAGATTACGAAGACTAAAGGCCGTAAGTGAAGTACCTCTTCTACAAGACGACTTGCCTAGTAACCGACAAGTTCTACTATGGCGTTCATCTTGAGAGGAAAAAGAACGACGGCTATATTGGGTGCGGCGTGAAGAGCCAAAGCACTGCAGCATGTTTAAAAAAGAGCGGCGTTAAGTCAGCGTTCATTGACAGCGTCATTAAGTATGGCTACTATAATTTCAAGAGGGAGACAATTGCTGAGTATGATACTGCGACTGAGGCGTATCTTCATGAGGCTCAGGTAGTTACGCGCGAGCTGATAGCTGACCCGATGTGTTTGAACCTAAAGCTTGGCGGCTATGACGGCAAGACCGAGCGACTAAGTAGGCCCATAAGTATCGTTAATGTACTGAACGGTCAGGTTCTTGACTTTGATTCTTACACTGCATGCAATGCCTTTTTGGGATTGGTTGACATGCGTCATTTCAGTAGGGTTGTGGGTAAGCATTATGTGATAAAGGGGAAGGAGATTCCTATTTCGCTTGTCAATCCTGATGGTGTCGTTATTCATTTTATTGACATCGTTGCTGCTAAGGTTTACGCAGGTCTCACAATGTCAAGGATTAGTGATTTAATTACAGGCAATCGCAAGACAGCTAAGGGTTGGGCGTTGAGTACCAAACAAAATAATTTACTATCTTTGTGATGTTATGGCGAAGGTAGTTGTTACAGTTAATAAAAGCCGAGGATTGGGTGATACCGTCCATAAGGCTGCAAAATCCATGGGCATTGATAAAGTTGCTAATGCAATGGCTCGAGCTGCGGGATATTCTGACTGTGGATGCGAAGGCCGCCGTGATACATTGAATAGAGTTTTCCCATATAATAAATAAAAAATGGCGTATCAAAAATTACAAGGATACAGTGCGCTTCGAGTAGTGACATCTGATACCATCAATATCCCTACATCAACTACATTAGCAGTGTCGGGTACAAATGATTCTGTTACAGCAAATAGATTAGTTGATAGCACCAAGAACTTCAACGCTCTTCAAATTCAGTTAGGCTCTATTGTTTATAATACAACTGATGGGTCAGCTGCTTTGGTTACTGCAATTGCAAGTGACACGTCTTTGACATTGAGCGCGAACATCTTTACTGCCATATCTAAGGGATATGCTGTATATGCTCCAAACGATGCTCCATGTGTATTGTACATTGGTGGTGCGGGCAACTTGCGTGTTCTTACAGCAAGTGGGAATGACGTTACTTTAAATGGTGTTTTGGCGGGGTCTTACGTGCCTATTCAAGTTCAGAGGGTATTTTCATCAGGAACGACAGCTACGAACATTATAGCCATTTGGTAATATGTTAAACCTAGCAATTGGTATAACAATTAAGGGGTATCCTACGGGTGGCCCAACGCCGACAGGGACTGTTGCTCCTGTTCTTGACAATCCATTGGTTACTCAGGGTGGTGTTGACTTTATTGTTACTGAATTGAATGACCAAATAATCGCAGAATCATAATGGCAAATGTAAAGTTTTCTCAGTTCACATCTGACACGGCCCCTGATGCAAATTCATTTTTTGTTGGGTACAATAGCAATACCAACGCAAATATGCGTTTTAGTTTAGCTCAGCTATCTGCTGCATTAGGACTTAGTAGCTATGTTACATTGGCTACAACTCAAACTATTTCAGGGAGTAAGAGGTTCTCTTCTTCTTTGTTGGTTGGGTCGTCGCCTTCTACTACTGTCACTTCCGACATTAATTTATACAGCACGTCTGATAGCTTGTCAAGATGGGTATTCAACTCAGGCACATCTACCGTTTCCAAGATTCTTTCTTTCCGTGCGGGTGACTTGCGCAGATGGGAGTTCCACGTTGATGGAACTGAGTCGGGTGGAAATACGGGTCAGAACCTTAACTTCATAAGATTTGACGATGCGGGAACTCAGATTGAGAACGCATTGACCATCAATCGTAACACAGGACATGTTCGTATTCATCAGGACTTGAGATTGGATGGCGACTTGATTTTGAATGCAGGGGCAATGACAATTACAAATGCTCAGCTTCAATATTTAGATGGCATATCATCTAACATTCAAACTCAATTGGGTACAAAAGAGCCGACTATCGCTACAGGGACAGCGTCTCAGTTTTGGAAGGGGAACAAGAGTTGGGCGACATTAGTAGCAGGTGACATTCCATCGTTAGATGCTTCTAAGATTACGACAGGTACAATCACGTCATCATTGCTTCCTAAGATTACAAGAGCTGTATCTATGGCTGCAGGCGCAGTTAGTAATACTGCAACTACGAGTGAGGAGGTATTGCAGACTCTTACGATTCCTGCGAATACATTGTCGGTAGGTGACATCTTAAAGGTTGGCTACTTGTTCTCGTTCAACTTATCAGGTAGTACAAAGACTGTTCGTTTGAAGTACCCGAACATAGGTGGCACTTCGCTTCCTACTGCAGGTACATCTATCTTGGCTGCGAATGCCGCCTTACAGACTGAGTTCATTGCTACTGTCGTAAACTCAACTACGTTGAGATTTGGGGCAACGAGTAACGCGGGGGGTTATGGTACATCAACCGTTGCAGGTATCAACTTAACTGTTGACTTGACTCAGCCTATTGTATTTGTAGTGACAGGTCAGAAAGCTACAGCAGGAGATACTTGTACTTGTGAAACTGCATACGTAATTTTAATTAGCTAATAATATGCCGAATATAAAGTTTTCTGATTTTACATTTGAAGCTCCTAATGGCACAGCCCAATTGGTTGGGTACAGGAGTACAGTAAACTTTAGAAGTGATACTACTTCTTTGGCAAACAGCTTAGGTACTGCTGACCTTGTCGACTTAACATCAGAGCAAGAGGTTTCGGGTAGTAAATTATTTACATCTACTTTGATGCTAGGAGAATCTTCAGTGGCATCAATGTCAGGTGTGACATTGTATAGTAATTCAAGCAATACTTCCTATTGGGTTTTAAACTCTCGATTGGATGATGATTTAAAGGCAATTTCTTTCAGGTCTAATAACTCAACTCGATGGGAGATTGCTGTTAATGATATTGCTCAGGACTTGTCATTTAACTTCTACAATGACTCGGGTGTTCTTCAGACTTCTGCTCTTTATCTAAGTAGATCGAGTGGTGACGTGCGTATGACTCAGTCATTGCGATTAGATGTGAACTTAAGAGTTAATAGCAACTCTACTGTTCTGTCAAATACTGAACTTCAGACATTGAGTGGGTTATCATCTAATCTTCAAACTCAGATAAACTCTAAGCAGAATGCCATTTCTACTGATAGCGTTACCAAGTTATTGGATGGTACTATCTCATTCAGAAATATAACATCAACAGATGTCCCTTCATTGGATGCAAGTAAATTTACTACAGGGACTTTCAGTAAGACTGTAATGCCACGAAGAGTTATCCCATCGGCGAGGACTACTTCGACGAATACAAATGGAGCAGTGACAGGAGAGGTAGTATTGGCATCCTTAACAATTCCATCGGGATCTTTATCTGTTGGTGATATCATCAAGGTAAATGCATATTACACATTGAGTACTCTTTCCACAAAGACTCCTAGGATTAGGGTTGCTAGTACTGCAGGAGTTGGAGGAACTCTTATTGCATTCCCTACTTCGCTTGGCGCTTCGGTTGCATTGGCTCAGTTTGAAGGGGTATATGTTGTAACAGCAGCTACCACAATGAGATTTGCTGCAACTCCTGCTATCCCTTATGGTTTGGGGACTACAGCTGTGTCATCTATTACAATTCCAAACATCACTACAACCAATATGGTATTTTCTTTTAATGCTACTGCAGGTGTTGCAGGCGTTTTTACATTAGAGTGTGCTCACGTTGAAATTATTAAGCCATGATATACGCTGTTAGTGATTTAGAAATGAATATGACGTATGGCTTGACATACGAAGAGGCGATTTCTATTTTAAAAGAAGGGTATCGTCTTTGGGAATCAGATGGTAATGGGCCTTATAAAGAGATTCAGTATGAAGCAGTGGTTGATTAATATTCTCATTGGTGTTGGAGCTGTATTGTCGCCAATCGTTCCGTTGTTTGCTACGGTATGCATCTTGATTGCGTGCGATTTTGTGTTTGGATTGTACCGAGCGTACAAAACCAATCAAGAGATTTCGTCTCGCAAGATGGGTCACACCATTTCAAAGATATTACTGTACAATATAGCGGTGCTTACGGTCTTTATGATTGAGAAGTACGTGATGGATGGCAATGCACCCTATGCCAAGATTATTGTTGGTGTGATTGCGATGGTTGAGCTGAAGAGTATTGACGAAAGCTTCAAGTTAATCTTCGGATATAGCCTATATGATAGCTTCAAGGACAAGTTAAAGCGCGGAGCAAGCGAGACAAAATGAAAAATCTACTACTATTGTTGGTATTAACGGGGTGCTGCAAAAAGATTCACCTACATGAGCCCATTGATGACAGCACAGGTACTGTGTATATGCAGTCAAGTCATGTTAATCTGCCTGTAGATGGATTGAGTACGCGTCAACAGGTGCGTTTGTCCAAGCAATTAATCAAACATGAGTACCGATACCTACGTGATTCGGTGAAAATCGTGACAAAGACCGTGTATGACACGGTAAGATTGCGTGAACAGACCATCAGACAGGTGCAAGAGGTGGTGACGAAGGGTGAAGTGAAGCAGAATAAGGACGATGAGGCGTGGAAGAAGTGGCTAATCTTCTCTGTTGTGGGGGGATTTGTACTTTTAGCCATTGTTGTTTTGGTTCTCAGAAAAATTTGATACCTTTGTAAAAATAAAATCTCATGACACACTTAACTGAACAAGAATTATCTCTATTGACCGAGTTGAACACCGAATTTGCTAAGGCAAAGATGGGATTAGGGGACTTAGAGATTCAAAAGAGCATTTTGCTTAACGATATTTCTGCAATGAAGCGTGAGTTTGACGCTCAAGAGAAGAACCTCATTGAGAAGTACGGAGCAAATGCTATCATTAATTTAAAAACAGGTGAAATCACCTACGAAGAAAATAAATAATGGCAATGACTCCACAAAAATTCATGGGACTTTTGTTTCAGTCCCGTGATACAATGCACTTAGCGCATTTGAATACTACATCTTTTGCTGAACACAAGGCATTGGGTATTTATTACGATACTATCTTGGACTTGACTGATTCATTCATTGAGAAATACTTTGGAAGAAACAAGAGATTACAGATTGTTATCCCTGAGTCTAAAGTTGAGGAGGCATTTGCGCACATGAAGATGATGCAGCATACATTAGAAGCAGAGATGCCTAATTACCCTGATGATTTGCAGAACATTATGCAAGAGATGTTGGGATTAGTTAATAACACGTTATATCTATTGACACTTACATAATGGGAAAGATTAGTACATACCCTGCTAGCGGGACAATTTCAGGCAGTGACAGATTACTTGGTACTGATGTCTCTAATAATGATGCGACAAAGAACTTTATTGTGTCTGAATTAGCTAGCTATATTGCTGATGAAGTTCCTGCGCCAACATTAGAGGAAGTTACTGCTGCAGGTAATTTTACATCAGGCGATATTGTCGTTAGTGGTCAGATGCAATCTGATAGCATTCTTAATGATGGTACTATGGTTACTCAGACTGCTCAGGTTAATGGGGCATGTAGCGTTGCTAGTCTATCTTCTTCAGGTGCTGTATCAGGAACTACGGGGTCTTTCACAGGATTGGTGTCAACAGCAGGAGGGCTTCGCTTTATTGGCGACATGAATATCGGTGGTGGTAATAGCGCCTTTACTTTTACAAGCGCTGTTGTAGTGCAGGATGAGTTAGAGTTCAATGGCCGAACAAAAATTGGTACTGAGTTGATTAATGTAATCAACATTCCTCAGTTTCCTAGCGAGGGCGCTGCATCTGCAGGCGGATTAACCGTTGGAGATATGTATTACAATACTTCCTTTGGTGGCATTTCAGTAGTATTACCGTAATGAATATCAGGAAGATATCTATCGGCCCTGACTACAAGGGGGGTGCAATGCATTACCTTGCAGGGCAGAAGGTATTGGATGGTTCTCATGAGCTGCATTTAATAAAGCTCAATGTAGAGAAAAAATCTTTTGAAGTGTATGTTATGAATGGCAATAATGAAGTATTTTTGTGGAAGGAATTTACACAGACAATGCCGATTGTTGTTGAGTATAACATAAACTTTTAATGAAATCACCATACTACTTTATTATCGAGCCTAAGGATGGCAAGCGTTACGCTAATGAGAAGAACATTGGCGGGACTGACGTTATCGTTAGCTCTTCTGAGGAAGACCATAAACGCTCCAATCGAGAGGGCATTGTTCTTTCTACGCCATTAGGATATGACGGCCCAATAAAAGAAGGCGATACCCTATTGGTTCACCACAATGTCTTTAAGTTCTACAATGACATGAAGGGTCGTAGAAGAAGTGGAAGAAGTTTCATATTTGACAACTTATTCTTTGTTGATGATGAGCAGTTCTTTATGTACAAGAGTGATGGGAATTGGATACCTCACGGTAAGTATTGCTTTGTAAAGCCAATCCCCCCGCTAGAAACATTTATGCATAACCCTTGCGCTGAGCAGGAGTTGGCAGGTGTGATTGAATACCCAAATGACTATCTGATTCAGAATGGAGTTAGAGTTGGTGATTTAGTTGCGTTCACTCCATATTCAGACTACGAATTTTTTGTCGATGGAGTTAAGATGTATCGGGTTATTGATAAGGAAGTTACCATTATATTATGAAAAAATTTGCAAAGCCACAGAATCGCGAAGACATAGATGCTCTTCGTTGGAAGTTAAGTAATTTAGAGTCTCAACTTACAGGAGAGATGGATGATTATCAGTTTGATTTGATGTCCGATATTGGAGAGATTAAGAATTTGCTTATGAATGTTGATAGTCCGTCCAAACCTGTGGATACAAACTTTGAATGTTTCGGTTGCGGAAGCTAATTTGATACCTATATTTGTATCGTTTTCTATATTTGTTTTTGTTTGTTTAGGTTAAGTCCCGCCCGTTGTGAAACGCTGCGGGATTTTTTATATTTGCATAAATTTAATTGAATGAAAGATAAGAGTAAGATTAAGTCGAAGATTATCGAGGCGGGGTATGCTGCTGTTGAGGAACTGATTGAGGTTGCTCGCGATAAAATTATCGGCAATGATGAGAATGACTTGTCGGCTGACAAGTTAAAGAACGCTGCGGCTACAAAGAAGTTAGCTATCTTCGATGCGTTCGAGATTTTAAACAGGCTTCAGTCGGAGGAAGAGGCTATTGAACTAGAAAAGAAAGGGATAAGCTATGAAGACTCAAGGCAAGGGTTTGCGGAAAGACGTTCTATGGGAGGTTCTAAGTGATTACATTCCTAAAGATGTAATTGAATCTAGGAACAAGAAAGGTTTATGGCGTTATGGATATCACCCTGACTATGATGTAGTTGTTATATCTAAGACAGGAAAGATTGGAGAGATAGTAAATATCAGGGGCTTGGTAATCGCTTTGCCTAAGGCTGACACTGAGATATACAGGCGCAGTGGTATTACGAAGGAGCAGTATTGGGAGCGTATTAATATGCCCAAAGAGCTGTCTAAGATTCAGTCTATCTTTCAATGGAACGACTTGCCTGCTGAGTTCAAGAGTAGATGGGTGCATTACATTGAGCGAGAGTTTGACTATCGTGATTACGGCTATTGGTTTATGAACAATGGTAAGCCTACATACATCACAGGCTCTCACTACATGTACTTGCAGTGGGCGAGTATTGACATTGGATACCCTGACTATCGTGAAGCGAATAGGGTGTTGTGGATTTTTTGGGAGGCGTGCAAGGCGGACTCAAGATGCTTTGGTATGGTGTATCTTAAGATTCGACGCTCGGGGTTCTCGTTCATGTCGTCTTCTGAGTGCGTTAACGTAGGGACTATATCTCGTGACTCAAGGATTGGCATCTTGTCTAAGACGGGTAATGATGCCAAGAAGATGTTCACTGATAAGGTTGTGCCTATCAATAGTCGATTGCCGTTCTTCTTCAAGCCTATAATGGATGGCATGGACAAGCCAAAGACAGAGCTTGCCTATCGCGTTCCTGCGTCGAAGATTACCAAAAAGAATATGTTCGACATTGACGATACGGTAGTTGATGGCTTAGATACTACAATTGATTGGAAGAATACGGACGACAACTCTTATGATGGTGAAAAGCTCAAGCTTCTTATTCACGACGAGAGTGGTAAGTGGATTAAGCCAAACAATATCGGCAGCAATTGGAAAGTAACAAAAACTTGTTTGCGATTGGGGAGTAAGATTGTCGGAAAATGTATGATGGGTTCTACCTGTAATGCATTGGCCAAGGGTGGTAGTAACTTCAAGGATTTATACTATGACTCTGACGTATTGCATCGCAACTCAAACGGTC